TATTGTAAATTCTGTATTGGTATTCAATAAAGTCTTCGCCCGGCTTGTATGGTATATCCATTTTTATACCGCGAGCAATACAATTTGTATCTATAATTTTTGGTATCAACGGTTTGTAGTCCGCTCCGTGAAGTTTATATAATTCTTTAATCAAGTAGATGTCAAAACCAAGTATATTGTGACCAACAATATAGTCAGCCTTATCCAGCCACTTCTGTATAGTTGGCACTGTTTGTTTGAGCGTCTTTCCATTCTTCTGAACAAGGTCGTCATCGTATTTCGTTATCCTAGCTGCGTCTTTGCTAATCTTGAAGTCCGTATCCCACTTGATGTAGTAGTCTCGATCATCTGTTTTTTTGGTTCCATCTGTCTCTATCATCGAAACCTGCCAAGTTACATTATGGCAAAAGTTAAGACAGAGGTTGTATGTTTCGCAGTCAATGAAGACTAGCTTTTTATCTTTTCTGAATCTGAGTAAATGTTCGTCCATTTAATTTAATTGTGAAATTGCTATATTGTAGCAGTCTGCTTTGAAGGTAAAGTTATTATCCGGATCTACCTCTCCTTTTTTGTGAAAAATTGCCTTTTTGTAGAAATCTGTCTTGCTTATTTTTCCTAAATACCAAGCTTGTTTTAAACTGTTTAGCACGCTAACAAAAGCGTATTCGTCGCAGTCCTGCTTGGTGTTGAAGTCAGCAACAGAGCATTCGTAATAAGATTTTGGGGCAACTGTCCTTTCTTTGGTTTTAACATCAACTTTCGTACCACTGTAAACCAAGTCGTAATCATAGGTATCTCTAATTTCCGCGTTTAATACATGCTTCGCCACCTCTTCCCCTATATAGGCCACCACGCCTCCTTCTCCGCTCCTTATTGAATTATTAAGTAGGGGTAGCTTTTGGGCTCTGTCTTTCGCGCGCGAAAGGGCTGACTCTGTAATGTTAAACTTTCTCATATCTATAGTCCACTATTAAATTGTTTCCTTCGCGGATTTTTTTTTGCTTTTTCCAATTTTCTGTTGATTTTTCCAGCTTTCAAAACTAAATTCATCTGAGCACAGGTGGTCAAACTTGGGGTTCTCTAAGGTTGTTCTCTTATTGATGCATTTAAAAGTTAAGTAGGCTTTGAAGTCTTCTTTGTTCTCGTAGTATATTGACTTCACTTGAAGGGTATCTAGATTATTTTCCTTGCAGTAGTTAATTACTTTTTCTCTCACTAGGTAGTCGAAGGGCATGTCGTTATCCTCTAAGAAGAATACAGGTTTGGTAAAGCCGAAGTCAGGCAAGCAAACAGAGAAAGTCATAGTGTTATTAAACAAAAACGAATCATAAAAGGGGATGCACAATTGCAAGTCTTTGTCATCCCAGTACTTAGCTACAGTTTTTAAATCTGTTCTCGGCTGGTAGTAAAACCCGTCACACGAAGCTGCGCTAGAGATTTTAATCAGTTTCTTGTGGCCTTCTTGGTTTCTGGCGAGCAAGACGTATTTACACTCTTTCTCTAGTGATTCCTTAGTCTTGTCTTGTGCGTTTTCGCATATATTAACTCTAAGACCAAAAACTAACTTGATTTTATTCTCTTCGCAATTTTTAAAAGCTTCTAAGAATCCGCTCATGCTGTCCTCCACTAGAAAGACAGTCTTCATCTTGTTTCTTTTCGCTATCTCAATGATAGAGGAAGGGTTATTAGGCATCTTCTCTTCTTGATCTTCTAGATTCAAGATAGACTTGCCTATGCTGTAATGGGATTTAAATAAAGGAATAGATTGCATCTTCCTAAATAAGGGTAACGCGTACTTGAGTAAAAGTCAAGTTAAAAATCGGTAAAATCGAAAGCTGGTTTCGCCTCTGATTGGAAAGAGCTATGCCAAGCTGGGCAACCATCGTACTGCTTTTTTACTATTTCTTGACCTTCTGATGCCTTTAGCTTGTCTTCAGTATGCGCGCTTTTGATTATTTTTCTAGAATTTTTTTCTATTAGAGCGAAGAACTCAAAAGGCCTCCTAGCGGGGCAAATCCATTTACCGGGTTTCTCACTACCGCATAGCCATCTGTATTTTACCCCATTTTTAGCCAAGTTTTCTAAGGCTTTGTCTTTATCGTAATCTGAAAGTAGATCAGCAAGCTCCGATAGGAACATCTCAAAGCCTTCTAGCTCTTCTTCAGACAACTTGGGCGCGGCCTGCTCGGCACGATCCGGAAACCTTAGAAATAGAAACTTGACTTCTGGTATGATTCCGTCTTGCTTGAAAGTGGCCAACGAATACATCAAGGCTTGATAATTAGACTCTATCTCCTCTTTATTAAACCTAGCTTTACTGCTTTTGTAGTCCCAGATATCTATTTTATTTTTATAAAAAGCTTTTTTATCGATGAAGCCGTTAATAACAAAATTATCCCCCTCTATTTCAAAATGCTCCTCTTCCTTTAGTTCTTTGTTGCCCTTGCAATAAAAATTGTGATTAAATCCAACATACAGCATTTGGTAAATAAGGGCTAGGTTGTCTTTATCGTTAACATTTAATCTTTTTGCGTGTTTATTTAGCAATCTGTTGAGAGATTTAATTCTCAGTATTGATGTGGGGCTCTTTTTAAGTTTAGCAAAGTATTTCTTTTTATGTTTGGGTTTTAATAGTAATTCAAAAATTAAATGAACAATGGTCCCTCTGGATGCTCCATCATTTGTCGTATCTGGTAGCTTGAGGTGGTATTTGGAGAAGAAAAGCCAACTACATGTATCCAAAGTCTTTATTTTGCTTGCGCTGAGTCTTATTTTTTCTTTTTTAGACATTAAAATGTTTTACTACGAGGTCAGGTTCTGCGAGGTGCATTTCGTTAAAGTCATTATGTTTGTTTGGTAGTGTTATTGTTATTTGATCTTTATCAAAGAATTGCAATAGTTTTTTTCTTGCTGTGTACGCAGCTTTATTGCCTGCCTCACTGTTAGATGAATCGTTGTTAAAAGCTACGAAAATTTTGTCAGGATCAAGCCTAGTGAGTAAACTCATAATGTCTGGTGAAAGGTTTATACCAAAAGTTACAATGCAATTTTTTATTTTATTCTCCCAAAGAGAGAGCATGTCTCCTATGCTTTCAACCAGTATAGCATGCTTTTCGCCTCTGATTAAAGAGTGGTTTGCTATTAATGGATAGCGCCATTTAGATTTATCTCCAATAAGCTTCCACTTGGGTCTGAAAAACTTCTTATCTTTCTTCTCTGGGTTTAAATCTCTACCAGCAAAACCTATTATTTGTTTTTTATGATTGAATATGGGGAAAACATATCTACCGGCCATCTTTCCTGTCTGAGTGACTCCTCCTTCGAATATCTCGAGAGTTTCGTTGCTAATCCCCCTTTTGTTCCAGTAGCTGTGGTCCGGCACAAGCTTGTGTAGTAGTTCATTTTTGAACACCTTAGTCTGGGTAACTTTAGGCTCGGCTTTTCTGATTTGCCTCTCTGGGTCTATCCCTTTATTTATCAGCCAAGACGTCGTATCATCCTTAGATTTCAGTCTCAAGGTTATTCGGACTAGGTCCTCCAAGCTCCCTCCTATATCCTCCCTAAAATCTTTCCATACCCCGTCAGACTTTCGTATGCTAAGCACCGTGCTGCTGCTGGAGTCTCTGTATAAGGGTTTTGTTCTAAAGTACTTACCTTGATCGCTGAGGCTGTAACCAATCTCAGTGAGAATATCTCTTATTTGATCAGGATCTAAAGTTGTCATAGAAGCTCACTCCTATCTTGTTCTTCGTCGCCCAATGTCGCTTGCAAGGCTTGGTTGTCGATTATATCTTGTAAGGTCCCGTGTTCTGAGACCCTAAAGTTTTCTATATTATAGTTTATGAAATTAGGAACATACTTGTACCTATTCCCTTCCGCAACCCTAACTAAATCATGATGCCCTTGGGCGTCCCTTCCTTGGAAGCGCGTAGCTAGGGGTATTAGCTTATGTGTCCCATGCTCTTGCCCTTCGCTCGCTATCTCCTCTGGGGTTTTCCTCCTGAAAATAGCTACGAACGAAGCAAACCATTGTAGCCTGTCTGACTGGGCTATGGCGCTGCTATCATCCACCCCGCTTTCGGCAGACCTGTTCAGCTGGCAAGCAGTCAAAATGGGGACATCTAGCTCTAAGGTAAGCTCTTTGAGGGCGTTTACCTTCTCTCCTATAAGCTCGTACTCTTTTTTGTTAAAGTCTTTCTCTCCTGTTAGTTTTATGTAGTCATAAACAACCACGCAATCGTTGCCTCTCCCTACTTGAGAATAATACCAACGCCTAATTATAGAACAAATTTCTTCTATTGGTTTTCCAGCTACAGTCATGTGCTGAACTTTTTGTTTAGCTAGGTTAAGGCGCTCTTTGTTTTTGTTAAATTTCTCAACCATTTCCTCGCTCCTCCTCCATTGCCCTGTCTCAAGGTACCAAACCGGTATCCCTGTTACTGACGAGGCTATTCTGAATTGAACATCAACAG